TGCGTGTTTTTGACAATATTCCTTGCCGTAATTGAGTTTTTTTTCTCTATTAGCGCGATAGTAAAAGTCATTGCAAGTTTTACATCTTAACTGTAAGCCATCTTTAGATCTAGCATCTTTACTAAACTGACTTAGATTTCTGCTTTCTTTACACCCAGTACATTGTTTCATATTACTTGTTACCATACAGACTTTTCAGATCAATTTTACGTACCCACTCTACGTGAAGAGTTCCATCAGCTTTTCTAATGCGAACAGGAGCTTCACCTTCCAGCTCAGCAGTCGTGAGCTTGCGCTTTAAAAGCTTCTCTAAACGTTTTACAGCGAAAGGGTCATGAATGAATGATTGCATAAATTGTCCTGGGAGGATTTGAGGCGGGGATGTGCTGATAATTAAGATTCTCTCTCAAGTCCGTAATATCCTTATATTTTCTTATCAGCTGGTGGGGAGTTTGGAGTATATTCATTCTGAACAAATACAGCTCTAAAGTTCGCACTGAACGTGAATAGTGATCGAGACTGGACATTCCATGAATCCTGATCGAAAACAACCTTTTGAAAAGTATATATGGTGATCTTCGATGAGATGTCCACCACTTCAATAATGCAGTATTGTTGACTGAAGAAATTGATTGGCTGAGACACGTTCATGATTCCATAGCCGTCCAATCCACCGCTGCCTCTCACTCGCAATCCACTCAAAGTCCCTTGAACGATATAAGTCGTAGGCATAATCTCAGCTGCAAATGGACTATCGATCTCATTTATCACTTTCGTGCTGAGAGTTCGAGTGAACGTCATACCAGTAGCGAATCCAGCCAACTTGCCATTGATCTTCACCACCACACCTGCACCATTTTGTAAAACTTGCTGTGCGCCCATTATGATGTCCCGTTGTAAATGCCATCGTAAACAGGTGGAATTGATTGCCAGCCTGGTGCTTTCGGATAGACGATGATAATGTTTAAAAATATTCCCGATGCTGTGAGAGATTGAATCAACGCCTGAGCTTGGACCTGACCTTCATCAGTTCCAGTCGCATACGTTGGATAGTCGCTACCATCTGTCGTCGGTAGATACGGCGCAGTACCATTGAGGAGATTCACTGATGAGCCAACAAGATGAGTCTTTTGAAATTTATACGCAGGATCAATGAGGAGTGAGCCATCTGATGGTCGACCTAGATATTTTACAGGACCTTCTTGATTGCTTGTACCTTTTTCAAATAGCAAATATCCAGCTGTGTCTGGGAATTCGGATGTATTAAATCCAAAGCCAACCGTTTGAATCGTACCTTTGTTTATCGTTTGAGTGAGAGTGGTGAAATATTGGGAGACGGGAAAGCCTTGATTAGGATCATAACAATATGACCCTAGGAATGTCTTGTCCAGTGCTGAACCATGAACGTGCCACGCGCCTTGCAACTGTCGAGTAACGATAGCTGTCGTGATGGGCATGAAGATTACCACTTCATATGGATTCACTTCGTACACTGAAGCATAGCGAGCTTGTGACTGAATCGTTTGTCTCACGGGTGTAAAGAATACAAGATCGTTTGAAGCCATTTGCGAATATGTGAAAGTGGTCGACGTAACGCCTGTAATAGTTGCAGTCGTGTCAAACGATGAATCGCCTACATTTTCCACCATCACCAATTGGCCCACTTGTAAATTGTGCGCAGTAGTTGTGGTAATGGTCGAAACGCCTGAAACCCGAACAGCTCCGTCTAATGTTGCGACGCCGTAGGAGACAGAAGCTATTCCTCGTCCCGATGTCGTGTCGGCTCCAAGCTGAGAATATGTGAACGTGTTCGATGCTGCACTCAATATGAGAAATGTACCATTAAATGTCGTGTTATCAACACCAGATATGGTGACTTCTTGACCCACGAGAAACCCATGAGGAGCGAGCGTTGTAATTGTAGTAACTCCTCCTGAGCGAACAGCGCCAGTAGGAATTGGATCGATAGATGCTGTAGCAATGACTGATCCGCCGCCGCTATCGCCACCAACTGCATTCAGTGTCGCTGGCCCTTGAACTTGGAAGTTAGGGTTGATGATCTCAAAGTATGCATCGCCTACATTGCCATCTTGTACGTTTGAGATCGTGAAGACACCTTGGTTTGATGCGAGGAACTGTGGGCCGAAAATGTTGACGTAATCACCAGGCGAAACAAAACCCACATTAGGATTAGGTCCAGCCGTCCACGTAAATCTTACATACTCACCAACAAACGACATACTGAACTGAGTTCCGATCATTGGAGTAGAAGCTGATCTAGCAGGGAAATTCAAGATGTTCTGTGCGCTTCCACCGATAACAGTCACGCTTGAACGCGGGCCTCGACTGCCGCTAAGCAGTTGAACGTAGGTTTCGCCTGTAGTAGTATCGACAACAGCTGAAGCTGTGAGCGTGTATCCACCATTGAACGCGAGGCGAGAGATAACTCCAGCCACTTCTTCAGCTGTTGCTTGAGAAATATCACTGAAGTCGCTTGCTTGGAATGTAATTGTGAGTGGAATTGGATTAAAATCAGGCTGAATGATCAAAGTCATACCATCGATAAGATTGTAGTCCTCTGGATTGCCAGACAAAACGTTTGCCCTGATAGCATCAGCACCATAGAAAATTTCCAATACATCGAGAAAGACGTTCGTTACGAGCTTTCTGTTTGTAATTGTTATACCCATCTGCCTGAAGAGATCGTCAGATATACCGATTCCAGGTGGCTTCACAATACCGAGGCGAGCCATGAGTTTCTCGAGAAATATACCGCTCGCAGTCATGATGAACAGCTGCTCTTTCATAGCCACGATGTTCATTTCATTGATATTATCGCCCGCTGCCAATGCGTAAAGCATAGCGTCGACAACCTTACCCTTTTGGGCAGGATTGAGGAACTTGCGCAGTCTTTTGTAAATGCCGTCTACACTCATTGTATTGCCATGTTTACGAATTTGAAGGTTGATTTTGCCATTTCGTTACCAATTTGAGTCCATTTCTATCAGATAATTACTAAAACAGTAATTATCTGGAGCATTTTCACCATTATGTTGCCAAAGCCACCGTAATATCTGTCACTGGGCTGATTACAACTGGCTTCTCATTTGCCAACGTGATGATCTGATCATTGGTTGAATTGTACGTGGGCGAACTGATCGATACCGCTTGCACACCATTCAATGCCTGAACGAGTGAGATGATCTGCGAGAAGACCACATTCTGTCCAACACCCAACGAATTGACGTATGACGACACAACTGATTGAACGTTCGATTGAATTGTTGAGAAGACCGCTCCAGTTAAATCTCTAACAACAATAGCCACTTGGATACGTTTAGGGAGCGGAGCTGAGATTTCAATGTATGAGCCTGATGCTGATACGCCTGGGAATGCAATCTCATCTGTTGGTTCGCCGCGCAACGTCTGACCGACAGCGTGGATCAAACCACCATAGTATTTATATGAGTCTTCACCGAATTGCACAATCGTTGGGAAGTTCAGCTTAGATTGAGCTGTAACTGTAGCGCCAGCAGCAACTGAGATCTTCGAAGCGAGAATATCACCCTTGAGAATCATGGTGTATGAATTCACATTCAATGGATCCTGCGAGAGATTCAAAAGATATTTGTAAACTGTATATGGCACAGCCTCTTGCACAACGATCTGTGTATATGCAAGCAACAGTGGAACGCCACCACCACCGCCAAGCGTTGCCGTTTGAATCGTAGGGATTTGCGCACCATTGCCACTTGTAAGAGTTACCTGATTAGATGGATTTGCTGTGTTCCATGTGATGATCGCAGCTGCAATCGTATTGCTGCCAGTGAACGCGAGAGCTATAGAGTTGCCAATGCCACCGACATTATTCGCAGTGAGTGTAACGGACGTCGATGTACCTGGAATAACTCCAACAGAAACAGCATAGGCAATGTTTGAATTGAACGCAGTCGTAATCGTAATCGAATTAGCCGTACTGCTCGCAACGGTGTAAGTCCCTTGATTCAATGTACCCAGCACTGGAGCTTCAATGATGAGCTGATCGCCTGGCATAACGCTGTCATATGAATAGAATACCAAATCGGTATTGCCACTCATTGTAATTTCTTCCTCAATATCCGTTGGAGCTTGAATATAGAAAGAATTACCAAAGACCTTAACGATCTTAAAGATGCCCTGGTTCACTATGTTAAAGTTACCACCGACTTTTACCCAATCACCTTCTTGCACACCACCAGCAACTAAAGCTGGGTTTGTTCCAGCACCAGTCCAGCTGAAGCAAATAAACTGAGCTTGCTGTTCCACTTTCATTTGCGTCGAACTATCGGCTGAAGTAGACCGAAGCGTTTGGAATACTCCTGGACCAGAAACGATACTGAGCGTATTTAGGCCAGTGATGGACAGATCGGTATTAGGCTGAAGACCAGTGATCTTTGCTTGCGTGTAGGTGTTTGCGATGTAGAGCCACTCGCCCGCTTGGAAGCCAGCAATGTCTGGTGCGCCAATGTCTATTGAAGTGAACGGGGTGCTAACGCTTCCTTCAAATGATTCAATCGTAGTGATCGCACCACCAGTGGAAGTAGAATTGGCACCTGCTTGAGCATATGTGAATGAAGTGGTTGTAGGTATGGTGAGAACAGAGAATGTTCCGTCGTATGTCATTCCACCACTCAGTGTAAGCGTCTGAGCTGTAGGAATCTGAGTACCATCTCCAGTTGTAAGAGTTACTTGATTAGATGGGTTAGCGACATTCCAAGTGGTGATTGCAGTTGCAATAGAATTTGAGCCAGTGAACACGAGAGCTATCGAGTTACCCACCAAACCTAAAGTGTTGGCAGTGAGTGTAACGGACGTCGATGTACCTGGAATAACTCCAACGAAGGATGCATATGTAGATGTGCCAGCGATTGTCACTACGTCGCCAACGGCAAGATTGTGTGCTACTGACGTAACCACGGTCACCACGTTCGATGTGCGTGTGGTGGAAACAATAGTAGGAAGGACGATCGCATCTACATAGCTGAACGTTCGAGCTGTTGTCGCTGTGACGGTGAAATAGCCACCGTCAAACAATGTACTATTTACATCAGCAATCGTCACCACATCGCCCACAGACAGATCGTGTCTATTGGCTGTAGTCACTGTCACTGTCGATCCAGTTACGCTCATGGAGAGAATTTCATCTTGCAATACGCTTGAGCCAGATACCGTTACCAATCCCGTTGCAGCGTTCGCGCTACCACCAGAGACCAATACGCTGCCTGATGAGCCAAAGAGATCAGAGTAAATCTCAGGTCTACTAGCGTCAGATGAAGCAACGATATTCCCAAGCGATGATAAGCCCGTAACAGCGAATACATTTAGAAAACTTACAATCTGTGCAGTCGTTGTGGGGATGAGATAGAACTGTCGACCAACTAGAGTGAACGGAGCTGTGGTGACTGTGAGTGGAACTTTCAATGTGAATTGATTCTGAGGGCTAATGGTTGTGCCGATGTTCGATGATGCAATCCAATTCTCTCCATCAGCGAGTTGTACGAATTCACTCGAGCCTACGTTATCATCATAAGTGGAAGTGGTGATTGTTCCGCCAGCTTGCAATAAACTCGATGTCACCCAGTTTGTAAGATTTGCATTAATGAACGTAGAGATCAATGCTGTTGTGTTCGCCGATGCATTTAATGGATAAAACACTAGGTTTGCTGATCCAGTTAATTGGATGTTGTTCTGTGCGAAACCAAATGGATTCATGATCTCGAAGTATGTGTCAGAGATTGCAGTGATCTTATAGACGCCAACGTTATCAGATTCAAAGTTCGATGGAGTAATATTTACAATATCGCCAATAGCAATTGAAGCATTCGTAACGAATAGTGGAGAAGATCCAATTCCATTGTACGTATAGCGATAGGTATTACCAACTGTATTGGTCACATCGAATTGAGTCGATGAGTTCCAGCTTCCACCCAATCTCTGTGGGCCAGATGCGAGATACACTTTCAAATTAGTATAGAGCGTATCTGCCGCACTGAAAGTCAATGGGCTATTTGGTGCCGATGGATAGTCGATACCAAAATTTATACTATTGCCTGTTGGGCCAAGGAGTGCAGCGCTGATGAGCATTGCATTGTTCACGCCTGCAGGAACTAATACTTGATGGGCAGCGAAATGAATCTTAAAGTCAGCGAAGTTGTAATTGTTACCAAATTGATTGGCATAATTTGCCGTTGGTCCAGCTGCTGTATCGTATGCGCGGAATGTCGTAGTGGTGGGAGCGGAAACGTTTGAAACAGTTCCGAGCCTAGACATTACGATGTTGAGTGCTTTATTCACTGGATCGTTATCGAGAATCACAACCAAATTATCTTTAGCTGTGAAATTGTATGGATACGCTGGGAAGTAGCGATCACCCGAAACGATGTCTCTCATTTTACTATTAGGACGAAGCTGCACTGCAGTTCCATTCAACGCTGCGATCTGTGTATAGATTCGTTTGTTCGAGCTGTCGTGAGCGTAGGTGTCGAGGAAGGAAAGGAACTGATCTGGGTTAACTCCAGCCACTGGAAGATTTGTAGTTGTTACAATGTTCTGTGGTGGGATGTTTGCATCGCCCGTTGCGACAGTATCGAAGATGAATGATGGGAATGTCAACTCACCCGTTTGAGCTTGAGCAAAGGCTGTGTGCGTAACGACACTCTCGTCTTGGGCGCCGTACTTAAAGCCCAACACTGCTGCGTTGTTTGTAAAAGCTGCAAGAGTCATCATTCCAGTTGTAGCGTATGTGTTCGATGTAAGGCTTAAGATCTTACCACCAACTGCCGATGCGAATCCACCTTGGAAGAATGCATTCACAGCTGTAGCGATTGCGGTCAATGTGTTTGTTCCCGAGAGGAGCGGCAACTGTTGCATCGACCCTAAAGTATTTACAAAATTGATCTTGTTTGACGTCACAAGCGATACGATGCCAGTTGAGCCAAGGGACTGTGTCATTTCGAACTCAAAGAACTGAGCACCAATAGCTGTAACTCTCCATGCACCCATGAAGTTGTTGTTGAAGCCAAAGAGAGCATCATCGGCGACTACAACCCAATCACCAACAGCGCCTTGCAAGAATGCATTCGTTGCACTGGATGTGAATCTCCAGATATTTGCTGATGGATTTGTGATAGTGATAGTGGTGGCAGCATTAGCGAATGATGAAACGAAGATCGCTGGAGAATCAAGTGTCACCCACACGTATGGACCAGGGATGAGTGAAGTCTGAGCCAACATTGAAACTGTGCCAGTAGCAATAGATGTAGATTCTACAAATGCTCGAGTATTAATCGATCCAGCTGTGACCACATCGCCAGGCACCAATGGAGCTGTTAGCTCGAGTTGAGCTGTAGCGCGATTCAATGCGTAGTCTGAAGTCTTTCCTGTGCTGACCAATATGCCTGAGCTAAACCCAAACATCTTAGCAGCGAGCGATGAGCCCACACTGTTGATATTGATTGCGGCGTTGTTGTTCGCTCCAAGGTTTGAAGTAAATACAAGACTACCACCATTCACAGTTGCGGTAATGCCCGCGACCTTATTGTTGAATACATTTGCCCACGCAGCGAGTGAGTTCACTTGTGATAGTGTAGGATAGCCAAATGGGATGAAGTCTGCGTCAACGAACGTGTAGGTGATGTATTGAGACTGATCGGCTTTAATTGTAAGAGTTTCACCCGATGTCATTGTCAGCCATGCTGATTGCAACGATGTGGTGATGCTCGGAGTGATTCCATCCTTAATTAGGAGAACATCATTCTTATACAGTCTCAACGTGTAGATGAGGTTTGGATCAAAGCCAAGGAAGCTATTGGCGTCAGTAGCCAATGGATTAGCTGGCGGAACAACCTTTATGTCTTCATGCACGTAGGCTTTTGCGAAAATTAAAACGTTTTGCCCATTGTCCGCTGCAGTTGCGCTGAACAGGAGAGATGTATCGCCATTTATAGAATTTACAATTTCAAATGTGTTTGCTGCATTCTGTGTGGCAAAGTCTGAGTCTTGGAACGTATGCTCCGATCTCACCCCACCAACTTCCACCGCCAACACCACTCCACCAGTTAGAGTGAAAGGAGTTGCGAACGACGATACTGCTAATGCTTTTGTAATATCTTCATTCTGCAATTGCAAATAGATTTCGCCACCATTCGCATTGGCCACAACCACTTCATAGCCCTGTCCTGAAAAGATAGGCTCATATGCGTTGCCATTGTCCACATACATAATGCTCGGTTCGTTTCTGTTAGCTGGTGTGAGGATCTCAGCTGAAGTCACCGTTTGATCGTCGTCTGTAGAAGTTACACCCACAGCTGCCGATTGATTGGCTAAGTCTGTGCCGAGTGATGCAGTTTGCGCAGCGTTCTTAATGAGTAATCGATATGCCTGATCCGACGCAACATCTTGTCCGTTAATGTAACCAACAGGATTGGTTACGGTAGCGCCTGGATATGGAGGATTTGCAAAGACTTGAATGGCATTGAACGGCACGTTGCCGATTGATCCGAGGATCGTACATACTACTGGGACACCACTTAAAGTATCTTCTCCATCTGGCACCACAACAGAGACGAGTGTTCTGAAGGTTACGGCTGGAGCTGTGGTGTTCGCTTGCGTTTGAACAATGCTGCCCACATTAACTGGACGATTACCACCTTGAGCTAATACGACAGTTTCATTGAGATTGTGATTCTTCGTTGTTGGAGTAACTAGGAGAAGTTGGTAAAAATTACCAATTGCTGTGACACTGCTGTAGCTGATTGGCCCTTCAACGTTGTTGGATCCCCTACCAAGATACACTTGCCCAGTCTGTGGGAATAGCGAGCCATCAGAGATATTGATTGTCGTTGAGCCAATTGGAGGAGCGGCTGTACCTGCATAGATCTTTGTTGCAATCTTTACAAACTGTGTGGTTCCGAGAGTTACAGTGCCCGATGAAGTCTTAGATTGTGGCCGTGGAACATCTTCAGCATTACCAATGTTGTCGAGGTCAACGCCTTCAGCCCTATCTATATCTGTTGAGTTGAGCGCTGCCATGATGTCAGATTGAGAACGGAAATCAGATAGCGATGCGGCTTCCAAAAAATCTCTGTTCGATGAGCCAACAGCTGCATCGTTAACGCCAGACTTCGCAATAAAGGTTTTGCGAATCGTATCGAATATTACTGAAAGAGGGCGAGGATTTGGCGTCGATGACATTTCTAGATCCTAAAATGTATTGGGATGGGCGAGAGGAGGGTATAATGACTATTACGATTCTGAGCTAACTATGCGATTTCTTTTATATATGAGTGCTTGACTAAGCAAATCTAATGTGAGAATATAAATCTAGGAGGCATTATGCAAATTACAGTTGAAAACGTTCAGGCTCTTAATCCTTGTCAGTCTCGTTTTGAGAATTTCACCAAGGAATACCCAGGATTTAACAGTAGCCACCAGATGTTCCTATCTCTTGAAAAGATTACATATTCAGATAAAGTTTGGGTTATGACTCGATTGATGTCGCATAAGCAAAACTCCTTGTGGGCCGCAGCGTGTGCTGAAAGTGTACTGCATTTGACTCGAGAACAGGATCGTGGCGTTTGTCAAGCTGCAATTGATGCAGTTAGGAAATTCATCAAGGGTGAAATTGCGCGAGACGAGCTGATTGCGGCGAGACGAGCTTTTGCTACTCATGCTGCTAATGCTGCTAATGCTGCTTATGCTGCTTATGCTGCTGTTACTTATGCTGCTGTTACTCATGCTACTAATGCTGCTAATGCTGCTAATGCTGCTTATGCTGCTCATGCTGCTAATGCTGCTCATGCTGCTGTTACTTATGCTACTCATGCTACTAATGCTGCTGTTGTTGCTTCTTATTCTATTGATGCTGCTGTTTTTCATCCATCAAAACAACAACAAATTTGCCTAAATTTGTTGTTGGAGATCCTTAATTATTGACCTGTCAGCGGTACAACAATCGGTAAGATGCCATTGCCCTGTGCTACAGAAGCCACCACGCTCACAGCTTCCACACCAGGTTGGAGTGTAATTGACACCGATTGCGGTGTATTGAACCTCTCATCTTGCTGGAAGGATACGTTGATTCTTTCTATCTGAGCTTGTGAATCTACATCTGCGACGCTATCGCCAAGTTGTGGGAGCGCTCCGAATTCTGGATGCAAGATCAGTCCATTAGGTGGAGTGATGAGCTTGAGTGTCGCTGCTTGAATGAGATTGGTTGTGCCGAATGCTAAGTTTTGGAAGCCTGATTGCGTACAGGCAAGATCGCCCGATGGAGTGAGAAGCCAATCAATACGACTAAATTTTACAAGATCTAGATTATCGTTAATGAATGTAAGAGGTGTGGTCTCGAGTTCATTAGGATTAGGTTGAGTGGCCGATGGAATGTAGATCTGTTGCATTGAATTGACTGTATAGGGCAGATAGGCTCTAAACTGTGCAGAGTCTGCTGTCGTGAATAGATTGAGGTTCGATGCTCCATCCACTGTAATGAGATAGTTCGTCGTGGTGATGGGATTGATTGCCAAAATTTTTCTTTGCGAAGTGATTTGCGTATTCGAGGTGAGATAGATCGTTTGGCCTACAAATAGGTTTGTTGCGGTTGTAATGTTGAATTGATTGTTCACACCATTGTTTGCAAATACTACAACGAATCCCTCTTCATCAACGTATGGATATTGTAATCCGTTCAATGAAGCAATTTCCATCCACAACGTAGCATCTTGTAAATATAACAATGCAAGTTGTTCAAGCGTTGACTTGTATGGAAATGGAATGGCAAATTTACCAACTGGTGCAGTGTATGGAATTGCCGATTGAGTGGTCATCGCAGTCCAATAGCTAATTGCGCTATTAGTGAGTGGGGCTGTCGTTTGTCCCTGAGCCTGTGCATTCGGACTAGTGAGGAGTGAGTTATCAAGAATCATCGCATAGAGCTGAGTGACTGTATCCGCAGCTTGATAGAGAATATCCCATTCAGGTGCAAGAGGATCGCCAGCCGAAATCGATGGCTCTAGAGCTGTGGCCATATTCTGCAAGTTATTAATCAGCGTCAACACCTGGTTGTTTGTTGTGTTCAGCGCAGCGTTCGTTGCCGTGTTCACCGCAGCTTGTTGCGCGGGAGTGAGGTTGAGTTGTGAGATGTTAATTGCCTGGGTGAGAGAGATGTTGCCCAACACTGCAGGAATATAGGTGGCATTTGCCGTCCCATTCAATGCTGAAGAGCCTGAGTTTTGCTGTGTAATATTTGCAATAGCAGTGCTAGCAGTGACGATAGTCGCTGAATTCACTGGTGAAGTTGGCCCAGCGGTAGTGAGAGCTGGATTGGGGTTTAATGAGTTCTTGAGACTGTTCCAACTGGCGATCACAGAGTTTTGTAAGCTTTGCTGTAAGCTTTGAGGGAAATCAGCAATCGATTGGGCTACACCAACGAAGCTTTTGACGAGCAAAACCATATTGTTGATCGGGCCGAGAATGTTCGATTG